CTTCGGAAAAGTATCTAGCTACTGTTGGTGTTACTATTACACCAGCAAATAAGCTAACGGGTTCTGTCCCTGATACTGAATCTGTTTTAGATCTTGAATTCCTTAGTTGTAAGACTAGGGCCGAACCAGATCTTATTCCAGGATTGTCGTTTTTTCCCCATATTAAACAAGGTTCTCTTTCTAAAGCGGTTAGGTATGTTAAACCAAATCCTGATCTCTCTGAAATAGATGCCGTTAAATCAAACATAACTGACACGCTAGAACGCGCTTGGTTTGCTGGAGCTCAACGCTTCCAAGAAATCAAGGACGATTTGGAGTCGGATCTGTATCAGACTTACGGTTTATGCGAAGCTTTTCCTACTTATGAAGAGCTTTGGTACCGTGTTGCCAATAAGGTTCCACCACAACCTGTTGAATATGAAACTCAAGGCATAACTTACTCGACCTCAAAGGTCCAGAACCACGTTAGTGGCCTTGTTGATTCATCTTTTCAATCTAACCCTCATAACTCTGCTGAGACTAAGACGGACACTGATGCTTCTGCAGGTATGGATAAGCCTAATTTAGGTCTTGAGCTCGGTGGTCTTGTTAGAGCATCCGCTCCTGGTTTTGCTACTTGCCAAGGTGTCACTTTTGCTGACCCTCTTTGCATTAGTCAAATTATTGAGCCAACTGTCAATACTGCCTTAGGTGACATTGACGACCTTGCTTATAAGCGCTTTGCGCGCTTGGTTTGGGCCGATTCTTTGAGCGTTACCTCCGCTGATCTCAGCGGGTCTGTTATAGCTACTTATCCTATTTGTCCAAATCAAGCTATGATCGGAATGTCAGTGGGAGATGTGCGTCCCACATCTTCTCTTGCTTATTTAGCTCAAATGCATACATTTTGGAGAGGCTCCATAACCCACTCGTTCCATCTCTTGGCTCCAGGTATTGCCACCTGTCGTTTGGCTTTGGCCGTTCTTTGGGGTGTTCACACTCCCCCGGCCTCCATACAAGAGATTCTTTCGCAAGCTTACGTTGTGTTCGACATAAATACTGGTTCGTCAGTTTTGTGTGCTGAAATTCCGTATATTGCGAAGACCGAACTTCTTGAAGTATACAATGGACAAACAGAACCATCGGAGTATTCTGCTGGTATTATTGTCCTTGTTATGCTCAATGCGTTTCGTGCTCCAGAATCTGCTGGCGATATTATGTACATCGAGCATTTCGAAGGAGCTGGCTCAGATTTTGAAGTCCAGGTTCCCTTTGGAATTAATGCTTCTGTTGTTCCCGAATACGTTAATCAAATGTACTCGGCTCTGACAGGAGATGTCGTTATCAATAGCGAGAGTGGTGGTGACGCACCTATTGTGCTTAAGACTAAGAGTCTCGGCACTTCGACGCGTTCTGCTCCAATTTGTACCTATCCCCAAACTTTTCGAGCTTTGGCTCGTAGGCATTATTTGATTGCGACTATTACTGAAGATTCAGTTATC